GTTATGGAAAAAGCGAACGAAATGTATTCGTTCGTATCTGAAAAGAAATAAAAATTAGGGGCTTCGGCCCCTTTTTTGTTTACATTACACCTTAATTATGATAGAATACACTTAACGGAGGTATTCACTTTGACATTTTACACATCAGTTAACAGATACGGCAATTCTATCCTCTACCGTGGATATACAGATAACGGTACGGCTATCAAACAGAAGTACAAGTTTGAGCCATCTTTCTTTTACCCCATTCGTGAACAGACAGTCTTCAAGTCTTTCTATGGTGAGAACCTTCGGAAAGTAAAGTATCCTAGTATGGCTGCAGCCCGCCAGAAGATGGAGGAGATGACAGGCATCGAGAACTCTCGGATGTATGGTACGAAGAACTTTATCCATCAGTTTATCACGGAGAAGTTTCCTAATGACATCACTTTTGATATGCGCCATGTTAATGTGGTTAATTTCGATATCGAAGTCGCTTCCGACGATGGTTTTCCTGAACCTGAGCATGCTGCTTATCCTATTATTTCTATTGCTCTGAAGTCTAGTAAGTCCTCTGTCTACCAGGTATGGGGACTCGATCACTATGATCCATCTAAGACTGAGATAGATCTAAAAGGTGATCAGGTACAGTATCATTATTGTGAGTCTGAGACTGAACTGCTTGCCAAGTTCCTTGCCTATTGGACTAAGAACTATCCTGACGTTATTACTGGTTGGAACACACGTTTCTTTGATATTCCATACATTGTAAATCGTATTGCAGGTATTGGCACTGAGCAAGCAGCTCGGACTCTATCACCATGGAATCTTGTGAACGAGCGTAATATCACATCTCGTGGTCGTACTCTACCTGCCTATGAGATTGTAGGAGTTCAACAGGCTGACTATCTTGAGCTGTTCCGTAAGTTTGGTTACTCATATGGACCACAAGAATCTTATAGACTTGACCATATAGGCCAAGTAGTAGTTGGAGAAAAGAAGCTATCCTACGAGGAACACGGCAACCTGTACACACTATATAAAGAGGATCACCAAAAGTTCATTGATTATAATATCAAGGACGTACAGCTGGTTGACCGTATTGACCAGAAGATGGGACTCATCTCCTTGGCCCTCACTATGGCATATAAAGGTGGTGTGAATGTACAAGACACCTTTGGTACTACAGCCATATGGGAATCGATTATCTACCGTCGGCTGATGAGCAATAACATTGTATGTCCTCTTGAGCAGATCGAGAAGGTTCCATACAAGACTGTTGGTGAACGTGTCTATGACGATGGATCTAAAGCTGATGCAGTAATGGGTGGTTATGTTAAACCACCACAGGTTGGCTCACATGATTGGGTAGTATCGTTTGACTTGAACTCTCTGTATCCTAATATTATTGTTCAGTCTAACATCTCACCTGAGTGTTTCCTTCATGATCAAACTATTCGTTTCCCACAAGGACCGGACTACTATCTGAATGAACATAATCGTCAGCACAAAATTAGTAAAGACTATTCTGTATGTGCATCAGGTATTCCATTCTCAAAAGATCGTCAGGGTATTATTCCTGAGATCATTGTTGACTTTTATTCTGAACGTAAATCAGTCAAACGTGAGATGCTTGATACTCAGTCTGAATACGAGAAGACTAAAGACAAATCACTTGAGTCTAAGATTAACCAGCTAGAGAACAACCAGATGGCAATTAAGATCCTTCTGAACTCTCTGTATGGTGCACTCGGCAACAAGTGGTTCAAGTACTTTAACTTTGCGCTTGCTGAATCAGTTACCTTGACTGGTCAGACTGTTATCCGTTGGGCCGAACAGGCAATTAACAACGAGATGAACAAACTGCTTGGTACTAACCATGACTATGTGGTGGCTATCGATACTGACTCTGTCTATATCAATATGGGTCCGTTAGTTACACACTTTGCACCAAAAGATCCTGTCAAGTTCTTAGACAAGATCTGTCAAGAGCACTTTGAGACTATCCTCAAGGACTCTTATGATCAGTTCTATTATGTGACTAATGGTTATACTCCTCGGATGGAAATGGCACGTGAAGTTATTGCTGACCGTGGTATCTGGACTGCCAAGAAGAGATACATTCTGAATGTACATAACTCTGAAGGTGTACAGTATGCAGAGCCTAAACTGAAGATCATGGGCATTGAGGCTATCAAGTCATCGACTCCTGAGGTCTGCCGTGATAAGTTCAAGGAGATCTTCAAGGTTATCATCAATGGTACTCAAGATGATACTCACCAGTTTATTGCTGACTTTAAGAAAGAGTTTTTCCAACTTGATCCAGAGTTGGTGTCCTTCCCTCGGTCAGTCCAAGGTCTCGATAAGTTCCGTGATAGACTGAGCATATATAAAAAGGGTACACCAATTCATGTCCGTGGTTCTCTACTGTATAACAATCAGCTGAACAACCTGGACCTGACAAAGAAGTATGAGTCAATCAAGAATGGTGAAAAGATCAAGTTCTGCTACCTGAGGTCAAATAATCCTATCCAGGAGAATATTATTTCATTTCCTGGCGTTTTGCCTAAAGAATATGGTTTACATCAGTATGTAGACTATGTTATAATGTTTGATAAGACCTTTGTCGAACCCCTTCGTCCTATTCTAGATGCTGTGGGTTGGACACCTGAACCTGTAGCATCATTGGAAGAATTTTTTGCATAATGTATTCACTGACCGTATTCAAAAGCAAGTTTGACAACAAGACCCATCGTCGTATGGATTTTGACACGTGGGACAAGTTTGAGAAGTTTTTATATAAATTATCTGAGAGACCACTAGAGGGGAAAAAAGATGCTGAGCTTATATCACCGGCTACTTATGTACATGGTACAACTAGGGCAAACAAGAACGTTGTTGCTTGGGGATCTTGGTGTGCTGTTGACGTTGATGATCATGAATTTGAGGGAGATCTAGAAGATGTTCTCCGTACTCAATTTGGCCATTGGAATTTCGTTTGTTATAGTACTGCTAGTTCTACTGATTCTTTACCGAAGTTTCGTTTGGTATTCCCAACTACGGAAGCGGTTGAGTGTGATCGAATCAAACATTTTTGGTATGCGCTCCAGTCCGAAATCGGTTCAATCGGAGATAAACAGACTAAAGACCTCTCTCGCATGTATTTTGTACCTGCAACTTATGCTGGTGCTAACAACTTCATATTTAGTAGTGGACGTGGTAGACCTGTTGATCCTTACGAACTAATGGCTAAATGGGAATATAACGACAAGGCAGACAGTAAAAACTTCCTTGATCGTTTACCCGATGCATGGAAAGAGCAGATTATTGAATACCGCAAGGCTAAGATGGATAACACAGACTTTGTATGGACTAGTTACCATGACTGTCCATTCTGGCCTAAGAGTTTAGCAGCACAATATATAACTATATCAAATACGGGTTGGTACAGCCAAATGTATCGTATAATGATAGCCATAGCTGGTAAAGCTATAGAACGTGGCTATCCAATCACAGCTAATCAAATAGTGGACATGTGTAGGCAGTTTGACAAAGAAACTGGTAACTGGTATGAAAACAGGCCGATGGAGACAGAGGCTAATAATGCTTTAGAGTATGCATATAAAAATGGAGTGATACAATGAGGATTATTGCAGGACCTTGTCAACATGAATCTCTAGAACAGTCATCACAAATTGCTAAAGAATGCAAACGCGTCTGTGATAAGTACGGCATTGATTATTATTTCAAAGCAAGCTTTGATAAGGCTAATCGGACAAGTATAGATGGTAAACGTGGTGTAGGAATAGATGCTACCCTACCTGATTTTGTAGCATTAAAAGAAATACTAGGTATAAAGATTTTAACTGATGTTCACACAGAAGGTCAAGTAAGTAGATGTAGTAGCGTTGCAGACGTACTACAAATACCTGCATTCTTGTGTCGGCAAACTGATCTTATCCTAGCGGCCTGTAATACAGATTGCATAGTCAACATTAAAAAAGGCCAATTCCTAGCCCCATG